AATACCCGTTTATGTTTAAAATTCTGCCAATCGTAGACGCATCTGTCAGATTAGTCGATGCAAGCGACACATCTCCCGTTGATATGCCATTGATAGATTTGACGGGTGCTTTATCAAAAAGACCCGTTAAGGAAACTTTGCGTGTTCTTGGTGTACCTCCGGGATTTAAATCAACTACAGGGATGACATCATCATCAGTTAACTGAGATGTCAGAATAGTTGTTAGTTGTGAAATCTTCGTTCCCATTATCCCTCATCAAAAAGTTCATCACCATTTTCCAATAAAATTTCATCACCATCTTCGGTCTCCAAAGCAAGACCATCACCTGCAGGTACTACTGATGTAAAACTACCAAGCAGACCTGAGTGATAAATAAGACCATAGACTAAATGAGAAGTAATCATCTTGAGTAATCGTATACGATTGCTGACCCGGTAGATAATTGTATCTGAGTTGTTAGACCAAACATTGTAAACCCTGCAGGTACGCTTAACCCTGAGAAACTAGCATCTGTTTCATCTATATTACCTGTATATGAGTGTATTTGTGAATCCTGAGTAAACTGAATTGCTCCAAACTCACCTGTATGATTAATACCGGGAGGTAGAAGTTTACCTCCGTTTACACCTGTTAAATTTCTGACATTTGACTGACTCATTGGTAATAAATTGAATTTGTACCTTTGTTATTGTACTGAGTGACCATTAAAGGTGTTTGTTGTTGCAACCTCTCAACCCGGTCAATTTCCCTAAGCAGGAACTCCTCAGAACGAGTCTCTTCCCTGCTTGCTTGATCCATTTGACCATCCCCACGATAGAAGTCAGAAAGAATCGCAGATATGACATAACTCTCAAAAAACTTGGGTATATCAGTTGAATCTTCGTTGTAATCGCTAAAACTTTTTTTCGCCAACACATACACTTCATTATTATAAATGATCTCACTAACATTTAGATAAATCTTGGAGTCGATTAACTGATAATCTATTGCTCTTGCAGTCCTATCTAGATGAGGATTTTTGTTATAAACTTGTAAGATGTCTTCATCACCTGTTGATGCGACATTTACGCCTGTTGTATCTGATGCAACTGCAACAGGTTTGACCTCAATCAACTCAGGGTAATTCATTCTGCCCCAAGCATTGTTGAGTCGAGTATTTAAAGAATTTTTGAAAAAGAACAGGTCAGTATTATCAAGCGATGCTAAACCTGCAATCGCTTGAAACTTTTTCTTTAGATCATTGAATGAAGTCGTTTGCATTATTGAACATCGTTTGCGGATTGCACGATTGGTTGCCCTCCTGCAGTCCTATTATGCCTTTGAAATTGCGATGAAGGTCTATACTCGATTATGTCGTTCCTAAATGCTCTAGACTGATTCTGATACTTGTCTATTGCACTCTGTAGTACCCTTTCGGCATTTGCCTCTTCCTGCATTGCCTTCGATGCTTGCCCGTCTGATTTTAAGAAGTCAGCATAACTGCCATGAACCAAGTAACTCGCAATTGCATGAGGCACTTCATTGTTGTCTGTTGCCTCTGAACCAAATTGTCCTGAAGTTGCAGTTCCATCATTTATGTAATCTTCAAGTTCTCTCCTGTAGGTTACATAAACATCACCAATTGTAGTGCTATCACCTTTTTGTATTACTGCAGTCAGATCATTTAGACCTGTCCTGATGTAATAGAACTTCCACTCTTCACCAAAGTCATCAATTTTATGCAACCTTGGTTCACTTTTGTGGATTCTGTAAATTATATCTGCCTCATGAAATAAGGTAGCATCAGACGAAGGTATGCCTGAGTTGTTTTTTAAAACAACACTATTACCCGTACCTAAAGGCAGGTGTTCACCAATAATCGTAAAGTCAGGAAACGGATACCTTTCATGGGCAATCCTTGCCCTGCCATTTACAAACCTTTTAAGGGCAGATTGATCTTCAGTAGATAAGGCATCAACACCAATTAGTGCTTTATACCTCTCAACTATTTCAGAATAAGCATAAGGATGAGGAATAGACATTAATCAGATTGTATACGACATTCAGGGTTGTCCTTATAGAACTTGTCTCTGTTTTTCGTATCATTCCAAAATCCGGGGTCTTGTTGTTCCCATCGCAAAAAGGTTCGTGCATCAATTGCACCTACAGGTTTGAAGTGCTTGGACTTCATCCCCTTCATATCTTCATGTGCTTTGGCAACTGCCCGTTGTCTCTCAGTATAGGTTGCTTTCTCTTTACGCATGTCTTCCTCGTTGCGTTTCCGCAAGCGAGCAATGTACTCCTCGTCAGAGATTCTATTCTTACCTCCACCTTTGATTATAATATTTAGACTCATAACAAAAAAACATGGGGAGAGGGAGGACGATCCCTCTCCCCACAACACATCACATCAGTAGTAAGAAACAACTGACATTAAACGATAGAACCAAGTGGTTTACCTCCGGCAGTTGGTGTAATAGTCACCATTGCACGGCACAATCCACGCTTTCCTCCACCATCAGGATCAACAAGATCGATAGTCTTGATGTCCTCAAGGTAACGCATTTGAAGATATCCATCACCGGGGATTAAGTATCCACGATTGCGTTGAGCACTTCCAAGAGTTCCCCCGGAGGTGAAACCTGCAAGAAGAGTTGGTACTAAGAATACTCGTCCCCAATCGGAGATGTACTCTTGTACGCTCAAGCGTAAAACACCATCACCAACATTTTGAGTAAGTTGATAAGTAGCGTGATTGGTTACGGACAAACGAGTGAATCCACTCACGGCATTGATGACCTCCGGTCCGGCTACCAACCTGTAAGATACTGCGTTCCCGTGATTTTCGTATACTGCTTGAAGCAGGTCACGAAGATCATTTTCTGCCATCGATCCACCTGTTGTAAGGTCAAAACGAGAACTTGTTACTGCACGATAATTTTGAGCATTACCTCCGGCAGGATACAAAGAAGTGTTGGCAGGATCAGTCCATTTACCAAGACCTCCAAGAGTATCTCCGGCAGTATGATCACCTGTACCAATGTCACTATCGGAACAGATTAGTGCTTCAATATCCCTTTTTAGTTCAATTAATGCTCTTGCTTTTGATGCCCCATATAAATCATTCGGTCCGGCAACAGAAACTGCTTCTGCTTGAGGAGTAACTGCAAAAGTACGCTCAAGTTGTTGGATACGATTACCCAAACGAGCACGATCTGCAGTTTTGTCAACGAAGTCATCGGTAGAACGAGCACCTGTTCCATCATCGACTCCACCTGTATATTTCAATGGTTTACCATCGACTACACCCGGAAAGCGAGGACGATCAAGGTCATCCACCAACCACTCAGAAAACATTGCGGTTGCTTTTGCTCCTCTTGGAAGTAGCGAGAACATTGGAGTCTGCTCGACTGCAGTTCTGCGGAGAGTATTGTCGAGTGATTCGCGAGCACCTCTTTCGGAGGGGCGATCACCTAAGTCATATGAAGTTGCTGTAGACATAATAAATAATAATTTTAATAAGTTGCTAGAAATGCGGAAAGTTGACCTTCCGATATGTTTGAATCACCTAACATCTGCTTTCTTCTGTCATTTGCTGAAGGTTTGCCTCTTACGGGTGGACTAGTATCAGAACCCGGTGCAGTTGGAGGTGGAGGTTTAGGTTTTGTCCTAGCAACTCTTTTTGATCGAGTTGGTTTTGATGGATTAGTCCTACTCTTTACAGAATTAACTCCTTCAATCATTAATGCTCGCAAGTACAACCCATTTGGTAGTTTATCCAAACCTTTGAGGTTTGGGTCTGCTAAAGTTTTTTGTAGCAATTTGTAACTATCTGATTCCTGCTCTGACAGGAATGGGAAGTCTTTAAAAGCGAGTTCATCTGATTGTTGTTTAGTCTGCAAGAATTGTGCTCTTGCAGGAATTAACTCTTCTAGATGTTCCTCCGCTGAGTCCCTAATTTGTTTGATCTCTGCTCTAGTATATTCTTTTTCACCTTCGGTGACATACTCTTCATCCTCATGCCTTCTTGCCCACTTCTTTGCGGATAATGCTTCTTGCCGGAGTTTCTCAAGTTGATCCATTGTCATTGCTTCTTCAAGTGTAGGATTCTCCTCCACTTTCTTTTCCAACTTCATGGACTGAACTTGTGCTTGCAGTAACTCTACTGCCTCCTCTGCACTTTTACTACGAGCAGTTAAGCGTGAGACCTGTTTGAGCAATTTTTGAACACTCTTAGGTTGCTCAGGTTCTTCATTTACACCTTCGTCCTCTTCTAGATCGGAATCTTCATCACCCTGTTCAGGTTCTTCATATTCCTCTCCATCGGAGACTTCTTCAGTTGACTGAGAAAGAACGGGTTCTTCAGGTTCACTTGCAGTTTCCTCTTGTGGAGGTTCGACTACTTGCGTCTCTGAAGGTTCACTACTTAAAAAATTAAGTAGATCATCGCTTGTTAGATTACCTTGTTGTTCTGTTGCGTTTTGATTGTCTGCAACCTCGACTATTTCTTGTTCATTCATAATTCTGCATTTTTGTAAGTCGCATTCTTATTAATCTCTGCAGGTCTTTCTCCTGCCATAAAAGTTATTATAACCCTGAAAATTTTGATTTAGACTAGATTTCTTCTTCTTCCTCCAAGTCAAATTCTGCTTCAAATTCGACAACCATTTCATCCAACCATTTGTTGACTCCTTTAAAAACTGCTTTAGCGATTTGAACTTCATCAAGATCACATTCTTCAGTCCAACGATTGAGCAATGCTTTGGTTTCATTCTTAATTTGTTTTTTGACTCCGGCACTCATCAACCTGATCCAACATTGTTCCAATAGCACTAATGCCCCCGGCAAGATATGCTAGTAACTGAGGGTTTTCAGCATTTGCAATATTACTGAGGTCAGTAACATGACCTTCTTTAAAGTCCTTCATCATTTTCATGATGTATTCAAATGATTCATTGCCCTCTATTTTTAATACTGCTTCTTCTAATGTCATGATGCTGATGTGGGTGGAGCATTACCTGCAGGTGCTCCCATGCGTCCTGTTAATGCGTTTTTGCGTTGTTGTTCTTGATGCTCTAACATCTTCATGTAGTTCTCGATCCTCGCCTTGAACCCTTCGTCACTTTGAAGTCTTTGCTGAACATCAGTTGCAGGGATTTCTTCAGTACCCTGTATGTAGTTATTAAGGATTTGCATACGCATCTGAACATTTGCGTTTTGCGGAGCATTAACAACCTGCCCGGATGCAATCTTCGCAATGTCAGCACTTGTCTCCTCTGCTTCTTTCTCAGATGCTTCTTCCTTTGGCATGATAAGACGATCTGCCAATGTAGGATCGATGTGT